ATGACCGCTCAGCTTATGACCGCGATCAGCAATCGCGATGGTGATGCGCTGGCCAGAATGGCCGCAGGTAGCACGGAGCCGCAGAGGCTTCTCGATTTCGAAGCTGAAAGGCTGGTTGACTCCCTGTTCCGTCAGCTGAAGCAGATCTTCCCGGCGTCTACCCAGACCAATCTGCGCACCGACGCCGAAGAGAAGACAGCGAAGCGCCAGTGGATTGCGGCTTTTGCCGAAAACGGGATCCGCACCCGCGAGCAGTTATCCGCCGGTGTGCGCCATGCGAGAGCCAGTGAATCGCCGTTCTGGCCATCGCCGGGCCAGTTCATCAAGTGGTGCAAGGACAGCGGCACCGTGCTGGGAGTGACTCTTGTCGACGTGATGAACGAGTTCCACCGCTACAGCCGTGAAAAAGGGCTGCATACCGGCGGTGCTGAGCGCTTCCCGTGGTCTCACCCTGTCATGTACTGGGTTGTTACCGATACCCGGCGAGCAATGTACCAGCGCCAGCTCAGCGAGGCAGAAACCGAGAAATATGCCGCTAAAAAGCTGGAAGACTGGGCGCTGAAAGTCGCCGCCGGAGAACAAATACCGTCGCCGGTACTGGCTCTGGAGAACAACCAGGAAGCCATTCCGACAAACCATGTCAGCCGGCAGCAGGGGTTTCACCCTGAAGGCAAAAGCTTCGGATGTATGCCAAGCGCGGCATCGCTCGGTGCGTTAACTCCGGCTCAGTGGCTGCGGGATGAATACCTGCGCGGGAAAGAGAGAGGGCTTATCTGATGAAAAAGAACTCGGGCAAACAAGCCGTAATCAATTACGTCGGCCAGCATCCTGGCTGCAGCTTTCAGGACATCCGCCGCGGTACCGGGCTTGATTCTTCAGTTGTCAATTCCTCCCTGTGGCAGATGAACAAAGACGGACAGGTTAAGCGAGAAGGTGAGTGCAGGAGCTACCGCTACACCCTGATCGACACAACAGCCGTAACCGAAAGCGATCCGTCGGCTCAGTATCGCCAGCGTCCTGGCGGCGTAAACCCAATGACCAATCTTTTTAACCAGTGCCTGGCGGGAGTAAGAAAATGAACATCGAAACAGTAAACGAGCTCATCGCCTCCCTGGAGAGCGCAGGCGAGCTGTCGATCAGAGAGCAGAAGTACCTGAAGCTGGCGAAAGCGTACCAGCAGCTGGCTGCGGAGAATGTGGCTCTGAAGGATGGCGTTGCAGAAGAAATTGAAGTTATCAATCGCGGCGGTCAGATGTACTGCGTGAAGGACGGCATGTCCATAAATCCGATATATGCGCGCGGATGGAATGACCATCGGGCTAATGTGACGGCAGTAAAAACCCCAGCCACCGATCGCATCGTAGCCGGGATTAAGGCTGATGGGGTGGAGGAGTTCGCAGCATACCAGCGCGCCATTACAGAGGAATGGGCCTGTAAGGAAGGTCATTCATCCTTGCTGAAGGTAGCCGAAAGCGCTGAGCTTTTTGCCAAGCAACTGCGCGAGGGGGACGACAAATGATAACCGGGACTACTAATTATGACGATGTGGCAGAAGTCCGCTGCAATTTGTGCGGCGGTTATTACAAAGCCGACGATCCGGAAAGTCACGAATGTGAGGATGCAGCATGACTGATATCACCGAACTGGCGCAGAGCCTGAAAGCGGCAGCAGAACACTACCAATCTGTGCAGGGAATTGCCCGCTACTCGAAGACAGCTGATGCCAAAGAGAGATTTCTGGAACTCGCTAACCCTGCCAACATCCTCGCGCTGGTAGAGGCGCTGGAGAATGCGAATCGCTATATCGAAAGATTGCGGGAATGGAATGCTGGTCTGGCGCAGGAGTCATGCGAGCGACAGCAGCTGATTTCTGAGCTTGAACCTATCCGCGCTGCAGCCGAAAAACTGGTCCGCTGTAAAGGTCGCTATCACAGCGAGCAGAACTACCGATCACTGGCGGCGCTGTTTGGTGTGAACACTCCAGATCTGCCGCCGCTGGAGCATGAAAACGTCCATTATGCCGATGCCGCAGAGATGGAGATTGCAGCACTGCGCCAGCGCATCGCCGAGCTGGAGTCCCGCACCGTGAAGCTGCCAGACTTCAGGCATGAGCGTTTCAATAGCGATTGGGGTGAGCATGACGCCGAAGCCTATCAAGTCGCACTCAGGGAAGCGCTGACCGCCGCTGGCATCAAGGTGGAGGCTGATAGCCTCGATGCTGATGGGAGCAACAGAAATCAGCCGGGAATGGTTGTAGCGGTACATATCGATGTCGGCGACTTTGTGAAATTCAGAGGTCAGGTGTATGAGGTGAAGGAAACCGACTTTGACGATCACGATGTCACTCTATGGTTCGTTTGTGGCGAAGTGCTGAAATGCGCAGCAGGTTGCCAGATAGAAGTGGTTTCTGCGCCGGTGGAGGATGAGTGATGAACCAAATTTTCATCCGCTACGAAAATTACAATGGTTCTAGCACTCGCCAAGAAATCGCCGGTTTACAGTTTGACGGCATGAGAACTTGGGTCGATGTAGGAAAGTTACGAGACGGCCATCGCGGCGAAATCAAGTGCGTTAGATGTGGCGCAAATAACTGGACAGATAACGGGCGAAGCATCAACGAGTACGAATGCGGCTGCTGTGGATCGTTTATTACTGTGGAGCCTAAAAGCTAATGGCGAAATTAACGAAAAAAGAATCGGCATGGTTCGATGAAGTTAACGCAGTGCTGGCGCGCTGCCCGTCGCCGGAAAAATTCGGCTTCTACACCATTGGCGATCCTAACGTGATGGTATACGACCTGCGCAAAGAGAAGGACATCGAGCGCAAACTTGACGCGCGGGCATCTTCCGATTGGTGTGTAGCTGTACGAGATGCGGACGCTGAAATCGACGCCAACATTTATTTTCCTTCAGCTGTGTTGAGTACGGCAGGATAAGGAGCTAACCAATGACCAAATCAACCATAACCAGAGAGCGCCTGCAGGAAATCGCTGAAGATGGATTCCTGAAGCATGGCGAAAGCAAAGAACTGGCCCGCATGGCGCTGGCCGCAATGGACAGCGAGCCAGCGCCGGTAGTGCCGGATGATGTGTCGATATTCGAAGCGGCAATTGAAGAATGTAAAACGTGCGACTCAATTGATGAGCATGCATGGAATCATGGCGTTTTGGTCGTGATGGCGAAGTATGAATCCTGCCGCGCCGTCATGCTCCAGGCAAAGTCGCTAGCCAGCATCAATCCCGCGCCAGCTCTGTGTTCGTTGTCAAAAACTGGCGAAGTGCTGCACACCAACTCTCCGGTAATCACGGATGGGGGGGGGGAGCTACCATCATAGATGTTAAGTATCCCTTTCTGAGAGCTTGCTCTTCAATATGTTTGGTATTATAGTTGCAGGCAATGAAGGTGGGCGGTTCGCTACTATACAAGAGGGGTGTTCCCCGCGAACTCAACCCACCAACCCTTCTCCCCTACTATGAATTGCTATAATCAATGACCAGAACATATGCCATCATGATCGATGCGGGTTTTTTGCGTGCAAAATTAGGCACAAAGGATAAACCAATCGATGCGGAAGTAATCAAAGCATTTGTAGAAAAATTAACAAAAAGACCTGAGCTGGAAGGTATGATTTTGCATCGTGTTTATTATTACGATGCAGAACCGCTTACCGGAATACAGACGCATCCCATTAGCGGGGAGAAAATTGACTTCTCTGAAACAGATGTTTCAAAAAGAAATAAACTTATGCTTGATGAGCTGAAAAGAACACCTTTTTTTGCTGTAAGACTTGGGGAGACAAACTTTCGAGGTTGGAAAGTTGACCCATGGGCTTTAAAGAGCAGTGACTCCAAAACATCATCCATTAATGCCTACAATGTTAAGCCTAATGTTCAGCAGAAAGGCGTTGATATGCGCATTGCATTAGATATGTCATCAATGTCATTAAAAAAACAGGCCGATATATATGCTTTGGTGACTGGTGATTCCGATTTTGTACCAATTATAAAATTTGCAAGAAAAGAAGGCCGACAGATCTTTTTATACACTCTGGGACATGGTGTCAAGCAGACGATGTATGAACATTCCGATTTGTTAGTGCCAAATTCCATGGATAAATTGTGACAGGAACTAAGAGTAGGCTGTCTGCGTCTTACTAGATAAAACCAATATCGCAGAAATAGAAGACAAAGTAATAGTCTGAACGCTCCACCTGCTTTTAAACCTGGGCCCGCATTGCGGGCCTTTTTATTGATCTTGTCGGAGGTGAAAATGAGTTTTGATTTCAACCTTGCACCGATAAGCTTAAAAGCCCGACAAGGTAACATCGATCTCGCCGCTTCCGGCGTCGCCTACAAAGAACGAATGAACATGCCGGTTGTCGCCGAAGTGGTGGCGCGGGAACAGCCAGAACATCTGCGCGAGTATTTCATGGAACGCGTCCGCTACTACCGCGAGCAGAGCACCCAGCTCCCGCGCGCCAGCGACCCGCGCTATCTGGAAATGGCAGAGCAGAACGCCAAGAAATAGCGATTTTCTCGTATATGCTCATTTTGCTTTTATCCCCCTGACGGGCGATAATTACTTTGTCAGTCTGGACAACTGACAACTTTACCCCGGCGCCAAGTGGGGACACATGGCGCACAAAACCTTAAAGCAATCCCTGTCACCGATGGCGAAAGCCACCGGCGATTTTCTGCATTCAGCGTTTAGCCTCTGCGGAGGTGAAGCGTGAACATTCCTCAATGCGGCATCAAGCTGCACAGCGGCAACTTCAGCGCTATAGGCAAGATTCTTCAGGAGCAGCTCTCTGACGGGAAATGCCTGCGCCTGCAGGTCAAAGAGTGGCGCGAAAAGCGCAGCCTGAGCCAGAACGCACTTAGTCACATGTGGTACGCGGAAATCAGCGAATACCTGATTAGCTCCGGACGTACCGACGCAACTCCTGAGTGGGTTAAGCGCAATCTCAAAAAAACCTATCTCGGCTGTGAAGAGGTGACATACACCGACTTCATCACCGGTGAGAAAACTACAACGTGGGAACCCCGGCATACCTCCGATCTTGATACCGGCGAAATGCACATCTTCCTGACCAAAGTAGAGGCCTGGTGCGCTCAGTTTGGTCTGGCTCTCACCATTCCACACGGTTGCGAATATCAGCAACTGCAGCAAAAGCAGGAGGCCTGATGAGCAGCCTTCTCGCCAAAGTAATGGAACGCGGCATCTTCCGCGTGCCGGCGCGCCGCAAACGCAAGGTCGAAGTTAAGCCTTCCGACATCCCGACCCTGAAAGACTACACCGCCCGCCTGGTCGATAAGAAGTGGCTACGCCTGAGAGCAAGGAGGCCACATGCTTAAACGTACTCAGCGTCGGTGCAAAATCTGCCGGGCAAAATTCACCCCAGCATTCGAAAACCATCGTTGGTGCTGCCCTGAGCATGGCGCTGAATTTGCCATGCAGGAGCTGGAGAAGAAGCGCGAAAAGCAGGCGCAGGCGAAAGCGAAGAAAGAACGCGCAGCCTGGCGAAAGCGCAAAGCAGCGGTGAAACCTCTCCGACACTGGGAAGATATGACCCAGCGCGTCGTTAACGACTATATCCGCGAGCGTGACCACGATCTGCCGTGTATCAGCTGCGGCACGTTCGACACGGTTCAGTGGGAAGCCGGCCATTACCGCTCCCGCGGGAAAGCATCTCACCTGCGCTACAACGAGGACAACATTCACAAGCAGTGTCATCACTGCAACGTGCAAATGTCAGGTAACCAGCAGCAGTACCGCCTCGGCCTGGTAGAGAAAATCGGCGCTGAGCGCGTCGAGGCGCTCGAAAACAACAATACCCCTCATCGATACACCATCGAAGAACTGGAAGGCATCAGGCGCCATTACAGCGCGCTACGCCGTGCGCTCATAAAACAACGGGAGGCCGCATGAGAAAAATCCAATACCCAATGTCCACTGACGCTGTTTTTGATGACGTGGTTTACCCCATCCACCTGAACGGGCCGCATCAGATAGAGAGCGAGGTTATGGGCGCGATCAGATGGTTCTGCCGGTGGAACAACGAGGAAATGGCCGTCGTTAAGGCGCATGTGCTGTTTAGCTGCTGGGGCCTTTACCTGACGTATGACCAACTTATGGCGGAGGCCAAATGAGCCGTGACGTTATCGAACGCATCCGCGACCGCTGGCAAAAGCTCCGCCTCTGCCGGCACCGCGGCACCGTTTTGGTTGACTACCGCATACTGAGAAATTTCGTTCGCATCTATCAGACCCTGGGAGAGACAGCATGACAGCTCAATACTTGGAATTTGTTCGCCAGCAGCTGATAGTGGCCACCGCCGATCTGAGCGGTGCGACGAAAGGCCAGTTGGTTGCTTTTGCAGAGAACGCACAATTCACCGCTACGGCGCGTAGCCGGGGCCGGAAGAAGGTGTATAGCGAAGTGAAGCAAAAAATGGTTAACCCGGATGGCCCGCCGATGAGCGGAAGCCAGTCCCGCGCTAAGGGTTCATCAATCGCTCTCGTTTTGCCTGTTGAGTATTCGACGGCCAGCTGGCGCCGGGCTCTGCTGTCGCTGGAAGAGCATCAGAAAGCGTGGCTGCTGTGGAACTACAGCGACAATATCCGCTGGGAGCACCAGGAGACTATCACCCGCTGGGCATGGGAGAAATTCAGCGACAAGCTGGCCGGCGTGCGCATTGCGAAGAAGACTGTCGATCGCCTTCGTCAACTTATCTGGCTGGCCGCGCAGGATGTCAAAGCCGAGCTGGCAGGGCGGGAGACGTATGAATACCAGTCGCTGGCGGTGCTGGTTGGTGTAGCAAAGTCCACATGGACAGAAACCTACCTCCCTCATTGGCTGGCGCTGCGCAGCAGTTTTGTGAAGCTTGATAGCGACGCTCTCATATCGGTAACGCGATCACGTTCACAACAAAAGGCGACAAATTTAGATGTAAGTCTTGCAAAACCGAACTGAAAGGCATATATTTCATGTAAATCTGATATCGTCGCCATAGCTTCGATTGTCGACACACAAAGAATTCAAGCCCGAGGTTAACGCCTTGGGCTTTTTGCTTTCCGGCGACACGACAGGGGTATTCGCGAGATGCATTGCATCAGTACCCCTGTCACATCGTCATAGAGCATTGAAACGAGTTTCATCAGATGTTAAATTTTTGGTGTGGTGAATCCCCCTATGCGGAGGGGCATTGCCAGTCTGATATGTTTTTTTGCGCATTGCGAGTCGTCTGTGGACTGGCGGCGACTTACCGGGAGGCACCCGGCACCACGCAGTACTACTAAGACATTTGGTAGTGGGGTTGCCGTTTCGGCTTCTCCAGCTATGTTTAAAAGGTAGTAACGGAAAACGAGCGCTCTCCTGGTAAATCGGTAGCTCGGACTATTAGGTGCGCCTCGAACCGTTGAAGAATCAGTATTTCCTACCTTCTGCCCGCCCCTCTGAGCGGGCTTTTTTTCGCCTAATTCAGGCAAAACCATAAAGCATTAAGGGCTGCGCTATTTCGCGGCCTTTTTCATTTCAGGGTCAGAAGCACAGCGGTTGTGCGTTCGGCTGTTAACCGAATGGTCGAAGGTTCGAATCCTTCCTGTCCCGCCAAATTAGCGCCATTAGCTCAACCGGAGAGAGCAATAGCCTTCTAAGCTATCGGTTTCAGGTTCTAGTCCTGAATGGTGCACCAGATAATGGCCTGACCTGATAACGGGTTCATACCCCAACTTATCAGGGGCGTTGCTGCAACAGCGTCGCAGGCCGCCAGACCCAGCCAGGGTATTTTCGGTCATCACCGACATTGCTATTACCCTCATGCTTATTGCCCGCCTTTTTGCGGGCTTTTTTATTATCAGGTCCCGCGGGAATCACCATCGACACGCTTCGTTGTTAAATCCAGCCCGACGGGCCTGACCCTTTCAAACACGCACAGCACCCGCTAACAACGCGAGGTGAGAGTATGTATCGCATGGAAAAGATAACCACTGGTGCTGCCTATGGCGCTTCAGCCGGGAGCATCCTTAACGGCATGCTAAATGCCTATAGCCCCGAGCAGTGGAATGCCATCGGCGTACTGGTGGGCATTGTCATCGCCGTATTTACGTATCTGACGAATTTGTATTTCAAGATTCGCGAAGACAACCGACGTAGCAGGAGCCGAGATGAACCCGACGCTGAGGAATAAGTTGATTGGTGCGATCGCCGGCGGTTCTGGTGCGATCGCGATTGCTTCTGTCATGCTTGGTAATGCAGACGGTCTTGAAGGAAGGCGTTATTACGCCTACCAGGATGTTGTCGGCGTCTGGACTGTTTGTGATGGTCACACTGGCGGCGATATTCGCCGCGGCCACCGCTACACCGACAGGGAATGCGACAACCTCCTGAAAGCCGATCTGCGGAAGGTGGCAAGCGCCATTGATCCGCTCATCAAAGTCCGCATTCCTGATCCTACCCGCGCCGCGCTTTATTCATTCACTTATAACGTTGGCTCTGGCGCTTTCGCCAGCTCCACGTTGTTGAAGAAACTGAATGCTGGAGATGTGCTGGGAGCGTGCAAGGAACTGCAACGCTGGACATATGCTGGCGGGAAGCAGTGGAAGGGGCTGATCACCAGGCGCGATATTGAGCGTGAAGTCTGCGAGTGGGGCCAGAAATGAGCCGATTAACCGCAATCATCAGCGCTGTAGTCATCCTGCTGCTTTCCTGCTTTTTCTCGTGGCGTTCTGGCTGGAATTCTCACGCTGACCATATCAACGCCCTTGCGGCGAAGAAAAAAGAGAAAGCCGAAAAGACTATCCAGCCAGTTGAGCAAAAGGCCGCTGCCGCTACAGAAGAGGGCAAGGTCATCTACCGAACCATAACCCGCGACGTGGTGAAATATGTCCAGTCTCCGAATCGTACTGTGTGCCGGTTTGACGATGATGCTGTGCAGCTGCGCCAGCGAGCTATCGACGCTGCCAACGCCATCCACGGATTTGATGAGCCCTCCGTGCAAAGCAAGTGACGCAGGGAAGGATACCGACGAAGACCTGCAATCGGACGTCGAAACCGCTCAATGCCTGCGCCAACTGCGGTTGGATAAGTACCGCTGGCAGGCCTACTACCGGGCAATCAGCCAGTAGCAGGAATACATCACCACGCAGTGCCTGAGGTAAGGCATTACAGAGCCACTCGGCAAATTTATTTGATAATACTTTTCTTGGCTTATTCTTAGATGTAATCTGCAATCACAAACTGTGGAATGGAGATTGCAATGAAGCATGAAATTACCAAAATTGGCTATGATTGGTCAAAACTACATGAAAATGATCTGTATATTATATTCAGAGTAGTATGCAGTTTGGAAACGTCCAACAACCAGGCTAGCAGTGCCAGCCATATTTTCACGATGCACAAGAGCAGCGAATCGCGTAATGAAAATCGCGCTGAGCTTGAGGCATTTCGTAACGCTGCAGAACAGATCGGATTAGAAATTGAATAAATACTAGTCAGGTAGTACGATGTTTTTTCTTATTGCCATCACAAAGGCCACCTTCTGGTGGCTTTTTTAATGGCTAGGCAAAATGCAGACACACCGATCCCCGCAATGGAGTTTCCGTTTACGTGGCAGTCTAGCCTGGAGTTAAACGCGAAGCTTTACTCTGCGCTGGGGCAGTGCAATCTGGATAAGGCGGGGATTAGAAAGATAGAGGAAGGACGCCGCAGTACTTTGCAATGATGCTGCAGATTAGGATGACGATGGCATTAATTGCCGGGGCAAACGGTGCCAATGAATTTAGTACTTCTAACATTTATACCTCCTTGGTTGTGAATGATTGTCAGTGCTTCTCTTGCGTAACCTATTTCTCCCTGTGGCTGTTCCTACTCGTGTAACATTAAAGGCCTGGAGCGGTTGTTTTTCGTTCTATACTCGCCACTATTGAGTGTCCAACATGTTGGATGCACCTCCCTATAGTGCTACCTAATTACTTCTGAGCATCATTTGTCTCTTACAGGAGACAAGGCCATTCACGCCACTAGGCGAAAAGAAAGCAGCAACGCCGAGTCTCTAAGGGACGGTTCTGAACAGATAAAATAAGGAATGGAGTATGAGCAAACCCGACTGGGAGGCCATCGAGACGGCGTACCGGGCCGGGGTGATGTCCCTCCGTGAAATCGCATCGCAGCACGGTATCAGCGAAGGCGCTATCCGTAAGCGAGCAAAGCGTGACGACTGGTCGCGTGACCTGAATGCGAAGGTGAAAGAACGCGCTGACGATCTGGTACGCAAAGCAGAGGTACGCAAACAGGTACGCAGTGAAGTCAATTTGAACGAACGCGTACTGATTGAAGCGACTGCAGAGGTAATCGCCAGTGTCCGCATGGAGCATCGCGGTGATATCAAGCGCGCCCGGCAGATAACGAACGCGCTGTTTGATGAGCTAGGCGCCGAGTGCGCTGATGTGGCTGCGCTGGAGAAGCTCGGAGAGTTGATGCTTGATCCAGACGACAAGGGACAGGACAAGCTCAATGAGATTTACCACAAGGTCATCAGCATGCCGGAGCGCGTTAAATCGGTGAAAGCTCTCAGCGAAGCGCTTAAGAACCTGATCGGACTTGAACGCCAGGCCTACGATATCGACGGCCCGGAAGGCGACAATTCTGTTAAGCAACTCTCTGAACTGATGGATTCCTTGTCTCAGGGGGCGTAATGAAGCCTGAGCATCTCAAGCTGCTAGCTGATAAAGACTGGCGGCTGAACAATCTTTACTGGATCACCGACAAAGAAGGCAAGCCGACTCGCTTCAGGATGACGCCTGAGCAGCGGGAATACTTCGAGGGGATTCACACCCGCAACATCATCCTGAAAGCTCGCCAGCTCGGCTTCACCACAGAAGTGTGCATCATCCAGCTCGACGCTGCTCTGTTCGAGTCGGCAAAGTGCGCGCTGATCGCCCACACGCTGAACGACGCAAAGCGCCTGTTCCGCGAAAAGGTGAAATATGCCTACGATAAGCTGCCGGCCGAGATAAAGGCAGCCAACCCGGCGAGTAACGACTCAGCCGGTGAGCTGGTCTTTAAGAAGGGCGGATCACTCTACGTCAGCACCTCATTTCGTGGCGGCACGCTGCGTTACCTGCATGTTTCCGAGTTCGGGAAGATATGCGCCAAGTATCCAGATAAAGCCCGGGAAATCGTCACTGGTGCATTTGAGGCGGTATCGACAGGATGCTTCGCTACTATCGAGAGTACGGCGGAAGGACGGGCGGGTTACTTCTTCGATTACTGCCAGACGGCAGAGAAAGCGCTACTGCAGGGCAAGCCGTTATCTGCGCTGGACTGGAAGTTTTTCTTCTTCTCCTGGTGGAAAAATCCGCAGTACGCAATTGACCCGGTAGAATCGCTGCCGGCGCGCCTGCTTGAATACTTCGCTGAGATGGAGGAGAAACACGGTGTAGTCGTTAACGAACGTCAAAAGGCGTGGTATTACGCCAAAGAAAAGACGCTCGGCGACGACATGAAGCGCGAATACCCGACCATCCCGGCCGAGGCGTTCCAGCAGTCGGTCGAGGGCGCGTACTACGCCAAACAATTCCGCTGGCTCTACACCAACAAGCGGATCGGCCAAATCCCGGATAACTCACATCTACCGGTTCACACGTTCTGGGATATTGGTGTGGGTGACTCGACGGCGATCTGGTTCGTTCGTGAGGTCGGCGAAGAGTTTCACATCATCGACTACTACGAAAACTCTGGCGAGGGGCTTAGGCACTACATGAAGGTGCTGAAAGACCGCGGCTATGAGTACGGTGAGCACTGGGGACCGCACGACATCGAGAATCGCGAATTTGCCGCTGATGCGAAGTCACGCAAAGAGCTGGCGCGCGAGGGGTATGAAATTGACGGTAAGATGTATTCGATGAATTTCCGCGTTGTGCCGAAAGCGGGGATCGACACCGGCATCGAGTCGGTGCGTGAAATCCTCAAGTCCTGCGTTTTCGATGAGGAGAAGTGCGCTGTTGGCATCTCCCACCTCGAAGGTTACCGCAAGGAGTGGGACGACAAGCGCGGCTGCTGGAAAGACAAACCCCTTCACGACTTCACATCGCACGGCGCCGACGGCTTTCGTTACTTTGCCGTGGCGAAGAACAACCGCAAGCAGGTCGGCACAGTATTCTTCTAAGGAGCATCGCCAGTGAGCGAACAAGATAACGGCCTTCAACTGGCTGTGAACAATCTCGCCACTGAAATGCGGCGAGCGAATTACCTTAACGCCATCGGTATCGGCGGAGGCAATACCAAGCGCCCGACGCTCTATCAGGAGTTTGGCTACCCGCGAACCATTACCTTCCATGACTTCTACAACATGTACCGCCGCAACGCCGCAGGTTTCGCAGTGGTGCATCGTCTTCTGGATGGATGCTGGCAGGACTATCCGGTCATCGTTGACGGTGATGAGTCCCAGGAGGCGAAGAAAACCAACCCGTGGGAAAAGAACGTCACCAGGTTCATGAAGAAATGGTGGCCGAAGGTGAAGGATGCCGATCGCCGTAATATGGTGGGCCGCTACTCCGCGCTGTTACTGCAGATCAAAGATAACCGGCCATGGAATGAGGAAGTCGACACTTCCCTTGTAAAGAATCTCGGCGAGGCAGCGCTGGTTAAGCTGATCCCTGTATGGGAGCCGCAACTGACGGTTGCCGAATGGGATAACGATCGCAAGTCAGAGACGTTCGGCCAGCCGAAGATGTTCAACTTCAACGAGCAGCCGGTTGGAGACGAGGCTTTCGTCGGGCCGACGCGCGGTGAGCCTGTGCATCCGAGCAGGGTGATCCTGTTCTGCGAAGGCTCAGAGGATGACAACGTTCTGTCGGGTATCCCGCTGCTTGAGGCCGGATACAACAAAGGGCTCGACCTTGAGAAGATTTCCGGCGGTGGTGCTGAGGGTTTCCTGAAAAATGCCAGCCGGCAGATCGCGGTCGAGTTCAGCAAAGAAACAGACATGGCCACGCTGGCTGACCAGGCGAAGAAAGCTGGTTATGCTGATCTCGGCGAAGCGATGGGCGACAAGGTCAATAAGCTGAACCGCGGCACCGATGCGGCCGCCGTGATGCAGGCCGGGCAGATGCATGTTCTGAGCGTTACGCCCGGCGACCCGGGGCCGACGTGGGAAGTCACTGCGAACGAACTGGCCGCCTCCGTACAGATACCTTTCACCATCCTGTTTGGACAGCAGACCGGGCGCCTGGCGAGCGATGAGGATAAAACCGACTGGGCCATTCGCCGCAATACCCGCCGCAACGGCTTCCTGACTGACCGAATCACAGCCTTGCTGGAGCGCTTCTGGACCCTGGGCATTATCGATCCGCCGACAAATGGAGAGGTCACCATTTCATGGACTGACCTGCTGGCCCCGGGCGAGAAAGAGAAAATCGAGAACGCATCGAAACTGGCCGATATCGTTCAGAAAACTTCTGGCTTCTACGGTGGCGAACCGCCATTCACGGCCAACGAACTTCGCGAGATTGTAGGCCTCGACCCTCTGCCTGAGCCAAAGCAACCACCTAACCCGAATGACAAGGTGACAACCGATGATCCACTGGCCGATGACACCGGAGCAGACGGCAAAGGTGGGGCTGCCGATAGTTCCGCGCAGCAAGGTTGACCCGACTCGATCAGCGAAGCAGGTCAGCGCGATGTTCCGGGATATCGAGGACCGTTATCTCGGCATCAAGCGTGCTCTGAAAGCACTGTTTGACCAGCGCCTGACCGGGAGAGAGCGAGAGGTTAACAGCCACAACTGGCACTTCCTTTGCCATTACCATGGCGAGGATGTGAGGCTCTACCAGGTCAACGCCGGCAAGTTTATCTATGACATGTCCGCGCAGGAACTGGCCGACCTGCTCGAAGCGGTACAGGTTATTCTCGACGATTACCTGCTGGAAGGCGGCGAACAAAACCTCTGGGCGATGGATTACGTCGCCGCAGAGGCGCAGCGCGGCACGCTGGAGGCCTTCAACAACCTCTCGCAGCAGTCGCAGGTGTACGCCAGCCAGACGACGCTACAGCAGCTTTTAAGCAGCCCTGGTCACCTTAATCAGGTGGCAGCCGCCAGACTGACAACGTTCAGTGACTGGAAGGTCATCAGCGACACCGCCCGTGGCGATCTGACCAACATCATCACCGATGCGGTCGCGCGTGGGGTGAATCCTCGCGAGACGGCCAGCGTCATCAGCAAGCGCCTCGATGTGTCGATGTCGAAGGCCAAGACCATCGCTCAGACTGAGCAGGTCGGCGCGCTGCGCCAGGCGCAATGGAACGAAACGGACTGGGCAGCCGAAAGGCTTGGGTTAAACACCGGGCTTCTCCATCTTTCCGCGCTAAAGCCTACCACTAGGACAACGCATGCGTTCTGGCATGGAAAGGTAAGAACCGTGCAAGAGGTACGTGACTGGTATGCGGTCGATGGCAACAGATATCACTGCTATTGCAGCCAGATTCCGGTGCTGCTCAACGACGACGGCAGCATATTCAACAAAGGGCTGGCTGAACGGCTGGCGAAAGAACGTGAACAGTGGCTCGAGCCAGCCGCATGATGATCATCTAATCAATACGATAGCGGTCAATCTAAGTTTAGTCACAGGTATTTCTTCGGGGTGATATTCAAGCAAATTCGCCGCAGCCAAATGCAACATATTCTCAGGGTCTGGGAACGCTGCAGATTCGTGCTGATAAATGAAATCGAAGGCCTTCTCATTGCATGTGTAACTAACGGTATATTTATACATCTAACAACCTCTTTTTGAGCCAATATTTTTTATTAATATCACAAAGTGATATCGAAACGCAGCGCGTAAAATTAGACGCAACGAGTTGATCCTCTCAAATATGTAGAACACGAACCGCCTCCAGGCGGTTTTTTTATCCCTATCGGTAAGGACCCAGCATGAAACGCAATCGCGTTAACGTGCTGACCGTCGTCAACTCCGCTTCAAACATCACCACTGAAATCATCGACGGCAAGCCACATATCGTGGTTCGCGGCATCACGCCTGTCGTGGACGATATCGTGATGAACCGGAAGTTGTACCCGGCAGCAGAAATCGAAAAGGCCTACAACACGCTTGAGCGTAACCCCATGCCGCTGGGCCACCCGAAGGTTGACGGCAAGCATGTGTCTGCTCGCGATGTCCGGGCGGTGAATGAATATCACGTCGGTGCTTGGCTGCAGAACGTCAGCCACGAAGGTGGGAAGGTGACGGGTGATATGTACGTTAACCGCCAATACGCCGAGTCAAGCGAGAAGGGCAAGCGCCTGATTAACCGACTTGATGAGATGATCTCCGGCACCAACTCAGAACCCATCCACATCTCCACAGGACTGCTGTATTCCGGCATTGCCGCTAATGGCGAGTCGAAGGGTAAGAAGTACAACGAGATCGCCACCAACATGATGTTTGACCATGTGGCGGTGCTGCTCGATGAGCCTGGCGCCGGAACGCCGGAAGAAGGCGTCGGCATCTTCGTCAACTCAGAAGGTCATGAGCAGCAGATCGAAGTTGCTCGTCTTGCTGATGGTATCGACTGCACCCGAGAAGGTCTGCTCAACAAGACCAAATTCTTCTTCACCAACGCCTCCAACTTCTCTTTTGATGACATTTCACGCGCCATCAGCGACAAGCTGCGTGAGGGTGACACAGAAGATAAGTGGCTATGGCCAGAAACGGTGTGGCCAGACAGCTTCATCTACCGCGATGAAGCCAAGTATTTCAAACAGAAGTACCTCATCGATGACGACGGCAAAGCCGTGTTTGTCGGCGAACCTGTAGAAGTCGTGCGCAAACCCATTGAGTACGAGATTAAAACCAACGGAGAGAACGATCCGATGAAAGAACTGATTATCAATGCGCTCCAAGCCGCGGGTAAGCCGACTGAAGGCAAGTCCGATGCTGAACTGATGGACGCTTACAACCAGTTAGCGGCAGAGAAGGCGGCAGCCAAGAAAGATGGCGGCGACGAAATCGATCCCGCTACCGGCAAGCCTAAGAAAAAAGAGCAGGCCAGCAACAGCGAAGAAGCGCCGGCATGGTTTAAGCCATTTGCTGATGATTTGGCAGCCGTCAAGTCAGGCCTTGCCGTGAACGCTGACAAAGAGAAAGGCGAAAAACGCGCTGCCGTAAAAGCGAAATTCGGGCTGGATGACCTGGCGGTGAATGCGCTTGACGGCGCCGCCCTTGATGGCCTGTTTGCTCAGTGCCAGACCTCTACCGGCCTGAATGGTGCATTCCGTCCGGTCAACAACAACGATTCTTTCAGCGAAATGCCGGAGTAAAAAATGGCTAAAGACGGGAAACACGTAATTCACGCGGGCGGGATTTTCCCCAACCCGCAACTTAATCGTGAAGGTTCTGCGGCCGCAGCGTTTCTGCCGGGTACCGTTATCTTTTTCAGTGCAGCCAAGCCTACACCGTCTGTTGATGGCGCTGAAGACGCAATTCTTTACGTTGCTAACTACGACTATTTGCGCTGCAAAACGGTTGACGATGCCTATGCGATCGGTGACTGGGTGGTAAACATCCAGCCAACGCCGGGCGTTTTCCTCAACGTTCGCGCTGCAGCTGGTACCTACACCAAGGGCCAGCCGGTTTCTGTGGCCAATGGCCAAATTAAAGCACTGGCAGAAGGTGAAGCCATCTTTGCCTATGTCGAAGAAGACAAGTCCCTGACCGCCACAGCAGGCGATCTGGTTCGCGTCGTGTTCAAGTAAGGAGAGACTGAATGTTTGTATTTTCCACCCGACGCGCGACTGAGACGGGCAACCTCGAAGCGAACCAGGCGCAGTTCAATGAGCTGCAACTGGCGCGCAATATGAGTGCTCAGGCCGTTGCTGATTTCGTATCCCGCACCCGCTGGCGTGGTGATGCGGCAAACACACCAGCGCTGGACGCGACGAATGCCGTCGACGACATCCGTCGCCTGTATCGCGCTTACGACCAGACCGTACTGGCTGAGTTTGAGCCCGCCACTGAGTTTACTCTGCTTAACGATCTCATCCCGCTGTCCCGCTCTGTTCGTCTTGAAGAGTCAGTGTATGAGTATGCTCGCACCGGCGGCCGCGGCTGGGCGCACACCTCTATGTCCGGCCAGATTGGTGCGGCGCTGGATGCGCGCGCGTACACCTTCGACGGTACGATGGTTCCTATCCACGATTCTGGCTTCAAATTCCAGTGGCGTGATCCGATTTTCAACAAAGGCTCAGCTCTGGCTTCTCTGGCCGACGCTCAGCGCGGCTCTGTTGATGATGTTCGTCGTCAGTACGTGGATTACGTTTTCAACGGCTTCCGCGATTCCGATGGCAACTATATCGCCTTTGATGGCAAGACCTGGAAGGGCGTTAAAGCCGATGAGCGGGTGCAGATTGTCGATCTCAGTGCTTCCGGCCTAAATATCGACTTCACCAGCGCCAGCGCAACGGCGGAGCAAATTCGCAACGCGGCAATCGCGCTGCGTGACGTGATGAAGCTGACCAACCTGCAGTATGCGCAGCAGACCTGGTATGTTTCCGGTCAGATCATCACTAACCTGGAACGCTACTTCAGCGATAACTACCAGTCCGACACCATTCTGCTGGAGCTGTTGAAGCTCTCCGGTATTGCTGCCATCAAAGAAGATGCGCAGCTGACCGGTAACCAGATCCTGATTGTCCCGCTTACCGCCGGCGTTATCGCTCCGATTGTAGGTCAGGCCGTGGGTACCGTTGCAGACCCTCGCCAGTTCTATAACAGCGATTACGTCTGGCGTACCTGGGGTGCGATGGGCCTTATGGTTAAGACCGACATCAACAATCGCAAATCCGTTATTTACGCGCATAGCTAAGGGGTATTTATGGCACTGGTAAAAGTGGTTCGCGATAACCTGATTTCCGGTGCCAATCTCCAGAAGCTGGAGGTTGGCGCGCAGGTCTCGGTAAGCGGCGATGTCGCTAAGCGCTGGGTGGCCGCCGGTCTGGTTGAAATCATTAGTGATGACGACCAGACGCTGGAAGTGGCTACACCGGGCAATGATGCTGCAGAGCAGGCAGAGCAGCAGGAAGAATCTGCCAGCAAATCGAAGAAGGCGAAATAACCATGGCTGACCCAATCACAGCGGCAGACGTGCAGGCGTTCCTCGGTGAATTGGGTTACTCCACCCCGGCCGCTCTGCTCGATTCGATTCTCTGCGTGGTGAACAAGATTATCCCGTGCCTCGATGGTGCGGGATATGACGACTGCACGGCAAAGCTCATCCTGATGTATGCCGCTGCGCTCATGGCGACGTCTTCCGGTGCCCGGCGAATAAAATCGCAAGGGGCGCCATCAGGAGCGTCCCGCTCGTTCGATTACGGTGACGATGGCATCACCTGGCTGCGTGACTCGCTGGCGAAACTGGATACCAGCGGTTGCACTAGTGAACTTCCGATCAGCGCCGGCAACAGTGTGGGTCTGTTTCTGGTGGTCGGGGGCTGCTAATGGCGTGGGTTTCAGTTCAGCAAAGGCTGCCGCGGACGTTTACCCGGGTGTGGGTGATCACCGATACCGGTCAGCAAACGACGGCGTACGTGAAAAGCGATGGTGAGTGGTTCATTAACTGCGACCGAATACGCGCCACAGGCGCCGTTGTGCTGCGATGGAGGGATGACTGATGTCTTCGGTAGCTAATTGGTCATACACCGCGACGGCGACAATCTGGCGGCGTATACGCGATGCTGACGGTAGTGATACCGACGGCGGAGGTCAGCCGTACGGGTGGGAAGCACCGTTCGCCATTCTCTGTGACTACCAGGGCGGGCTATCCGCGAAAATCGGTGACCTCGGTCGGGAGCTTGTGGTTAAAAACACGATATGGACCGAATACGCAACGGCGCGGGAAGGGGATTACATCCTGATTGGCGCGTCAACCGATGCGGCTCCGCCGGATGAGGCCGACGAGATACGGCAGATCGTCCAGTTCGCAGATACGTTCGAGCGACTGGCGGACGATTTCGCACTTATAACGGGAGTCTGATTATGGGCGCTAAAGTTCGCGGCATCCGCCAGGCCAAGGCCAACCTCGATCGCATCATCAAAGACGTCCAGGGGCGTAAAGTCGTGCGAGCAATCCAGTCTGCGATGCTTATTGGCAGTGCGCAGGCTGCGCTTTACACCCCGATCGATACGTCGACGCTCATCAACAGCCAGTTCCGCGAAATCATGGCTAACGGCACCAGGGTAACCGGGCGCGTTGGTTATTCGGCCAACTATGCGGTTTATGTTCACGACCCGGCAGTGAAACAGAACTTCACGCGAGCAACGGCCCGTAAGGAGTTCTTAACGAAGGGCTTCGAGGATACCCGTAGCCACATTGATGCGGTGGTGAAGAAGGAGCTTTCGCTATGACACCCCCCATGCATATGCGCCTAAAAGACCTCTTTGTGGCTGAGGGGCTTACCGCGGGGTTTAAGGTGCAATGGCGGCAATGGCGCGATACCGGGAAAGATACCGATCAGTTCATCGTGTTCAGGCCTTCAGGCGGCACCGATATCACCTTTGACCTCGGCGGAGACTGGTATGTGATGGTTGATGTGATCTCCTCGAAGGTCAATCCCGATGCTGCTGACGCCGCGGTAAACGCCATTGTCGAGTATATCAGCGCGCAATCCGGCGCCGATGATTGCGTTGGCGCGCTACGGCTTGTCGGCAATGTACCGGCGCCGATCCCCACCGAAGAGGGCCGATTAGTAACCCGGCTACTCGTCTCCTGCACATACGGCGAATAATCGTCAGAATCACCCATCAGGCTGCCATATGGCGGCCTTTTTTAATTGAGAGGCATACATGCAAGGCTGCGCTAATGACACCGGCAAGCTGATTGGTAAGGTGGCCGTGCTCCGCATGGCTTTTGGCTGTGCTGATACGGTTCCTGCGCTTTCCGAATGGAAGCGACTCGGCGCCATGACCACCAAGGGCTTCGACTACTCCATGAATACCGTCTCCTCTGAGGCTGACGATACAAAGGGGCTGGTTGAGAACCTGGTCAACAATATGGATTTCACCATCTCAGGAGAAGGTGAGTTCCGCAAGAAAGACAAGACGACGGAAATCGGCGCTATTGCCATCTCGAAATATATTTTCGATGAGGTACAGGCCGGACGCCAGCCGACAGTCTGGGTCCGCTTCGACTTCACTGGTGAAGACGCCGGCACTTATATCATGGGCTACTTCAACACCACCTCCTGGTCTGGTGATTTCGGCACTTCGGATATTTCGACCTTCTCTGGTGAGTGGAAAGTTGCTGATGCAGACACCGTGGTATTTGAGGTCGCTCCACCGGCGCTGGCGTTTACCACCAACCTGCCGACGACCAAGAGCGTGGCAGCCGGATCGGCTCTGAATATGTCGGTAGTGGTTGAGGGTGGTACAGCGCCTTACACCTACGTCTGGAAGAAAGACGGCACGGTTGTCAGCGGGCAAACAACGGCGACTTTCAACAAGGCGAGCTCCGTTTCCGGTGATGCCGGGGCCTATACCTGTGAAGTTACCGATTCTTCCGCGACACCAGTCACGATCACTTCTGCTTCCTGTGCGGTCACCATCAGTTAACCACCAGACTATTTCGTGAATAGTACAAAGGGCGTTCTGCGCCCTTGATACTGTTTATGGAGCGACTATGACCCCGATTAAAGAATTAGGCGAATGTGTTATCGGTACCGGTGATCGGGAATTCTTTTTCCGGCCGTCGTTTCGCAACATGGCACGCATTGGAGAGCCGGAGGAAATTGTCCAGGCGTTCTATGACCTGTGCAATGACGAGACGACTCCACTAATACAGCGCGCGGCCGAGGCTTATATACTCGATGAGTATAGCTGCCTTCCTGATTGTGTACTGCGATACATCCAGAGTGGGCTGTTGACCCGCAAAGCGATCATGGCCGCACATACGGTACTGACAGCGTGCTGCGACGACGATATCGGCGATCTGGTTGGCTGGATGAAGCCGGGAAAGGCCCGTAAGCGTGGTTTTGTCTGGCGCCCGGGCAGCATGCCGCCGGAAAGCATGGTCATCGTCGCGCAAAACCTGATGATGCACGGCATCATCGGCAAAGCGAAGGTGCGTAAGCTGCAGCGTTACGAAACGAACGAGACAACCGCAGAATTCCGTGCTGCCGACTACATCATGGCTGCCCGCAACCATTTCGGCATAAGCCGGGAAGAGGCTGAGAACCTCACGATGACAGAGTTCGCCATGATGATTAACGCCAAATACCCAAATCAGAACGGCTTCACGCGCGAAGAGTACGACACGGTCATGGACGAAGACGATCGCCGCTGGCAGGCGATGATGGAGCAGGAACAAGCCCGTAAAACCAAATAAACCAGCCTCGGCATAGTCCGGGGCTTTTTTATACCCGCAACAAATCGCGCATTCGCGTGCGCTTCTTCCAGCAAGAGCTTTCCGTAGTGTGAGTCTGAGACTGGGCGGTGGATTTCATCGTTCCGCTCTTGGCTGTCCATGTCTACGCGAACAGGCTCGCACCACAGAAAGGTAAATACGATGAAGTATCCAACCGTATCAGTGAACGGCGTCTCCGTTCGTGTCGATGGCGATGGTCGCTATAACTTCAACGATCTTCATGCTGCGGCAGTAGCAAAAGGGGAGGCAACTGAGTCGCAGAGGCCCAGTAAATTCCTCCGCAGCGCTCAGATTAAAAGATTCATCAAAGCATTGCAGTCCAAAGCCCAAAAAAGTGCTTTGGAACAAATTCAACCACTTAAGGTAGTTAAAGGTGGGGATGAGCCTGGTGTCTGGGGAGTGGAGCTGCTTGCCATTCGCTATGCAGCATGGATTAAGCCCGAGTTCGAAATCGAGGTATATGAGGTATTTCGGACGGTTGTTCGTATGGGCATTGGAGCAATGTCCCGCCTGAATAAAATCGACCATATCATCAACACTGAAACCAAAGCGATTAGCCAGTGTGCTAGCCAGATGGCGAAATGGGGTGTCGGCGGACGTAAGCAATTGCTCCATGCTGCGCGCGATCGTGCTGCCGATGAAGTGCAGTTGTATTTGCCAGGTATCGCATAAATTTGGAATAGCCCGCCACGGTGGGCTTTCATCTGGAGATGAACATGTACCTTCATATCACCTTGAATTCAGGCCGGACGATGCATGGCGGCATGACTCAGTCCATAATTGAAGTATGCGACGTTTCCCTCGGAGTAAGGGCCCCCTGCAAAGGTGATGATGACAACGCCCATCCTGTGGTTTTATGGCGCACGACAGGGAATAAGGATTGCGAGGGAATAATATTCCTTCATGAGTTGGACGTCGCCGTCGTTAAATCAACCGATGGAACAGTGCTCCATGAATGGCACGGAGCTAAAAGCCAAAAGCAGAAAAGAGAGCAAATCACCTCATTCCTATAGCACAATATGGCGGGTTTTTTGTCGGCCGCATCCCTGTTAGGATTAGTCCGAACAATACCAAAGGGATGATTACAAAAATGAAGAAAATTTTAGTCGCTACTGCGATTGCTTTGACTCTGGCAGGCTGCGCTTCCTCAGGAAACCAGCAACTCAGCAAGGAAACCGAAATCAGCGTAAAGTCTAAACTGCAGGAAGGGAAAACCACCAAGGCCGAGGTTAAAACGACATTCGGCTCCCCGGATTCAGTGTCGTATACTGACGGTGGCAATGAGATCTGGAAGTACGCCTTCGCCAAAGTGAAAGTTAACGGGACTACGTTCATACCTTTCTATGGCCTCTTCCATAACGGAACTAACGGTACCAAGAAAGAACTTACCATCCTGTTTAAAGACGATGTAGTAGCCAAGTACACAATGGCAGAGTCGGCTATCAATACTAAATCAGGCTGGGCCGATTAAGTACAGAGACAACCTCACTTCGGTGAGGTTTTTTGCTTTTGGTTGCATTGAAACCTGATATATCCCTGCTAATCTGTCCAAAACCAACCAGTGGGGATAGGGATATGAGGAAGTTTCTGTTAGTGGCTTCGCTTTCGTTGGCATTCAGCACAGCGGCGTCAACAAGCTATACAAAAGAACAGCTTAATTCAATGGCCGCATCAGGACAGTATCCTGAGCAAGAGTCTCCCGTAACTAAAAGTGTGCAGGTGGTTGATTTTGATCACTGCAAACAAGATGCGTATAACATTTTTAGCCAGATTAGTGATAGTTATCCGGCCAATGTAATAGTAGATACGAACGTTCTTTACATAGTTAAATTCTGGACCAACGATGGAACAGTTATGATTTCCTGTTCTGAACCAGATGGAAAAAAGGTTGTAACGTCGTCTGCTTACAAATAAAGGCCATTAAAATGATGAATGAGAAGTCTATTCATAAAGAGTGCGGGGTAGCGATGTGAGGCGGTTAATCATTATCGGGCTACTTTTCTTGTCACACTTTTGTTATGCAAAATCTGATACTCAGATCATTAATGATGCAAAAGAGGCAGTAAGAAAAGAGCTATCTCAGAAGTATAAGCCGGGAGACTGCGAAAGATGGCGATTACTTGAGGCTAGCGGTAAAGCCAGAAGTGGCTCTGCTGTCATTATTTGTGACAGTAATTTCAACCCATTGTTAGGACTGGATTTCTCAGAGATAAAGGTTTTCAGGAATGAAAGCTCAAACGCTGTCTGTGGTATTGTCTCGGGACATACCGATATAAGTAAAATTGGAGGTCGGTTCGTTTATACAGATGGTGATGCAGGGCATGTTTTCATTAAGAAATCAAAAGAGCCTGCTTTCTTATCTGATAAGAGCGAGAGCGGTCGCAATATGTTGAAGTTACTGGATCAACAATTAAAAATTGAGTCCAGAAGCTGCGGCTAATGCAGAGTACGTAATTGGCAAATAATTACGAAACTTTCGTAGACAACACAAACCTCGCTCCGGCGGGGTTTTTTATTGCCCGGAGAAAGGTATGGCTGAAGGTGAAAATCTTGGCGGAGTCTACATTGAGATTGAGGCCGATGTTGCAAAATTGCTTACTGGTCAGCAGCAGGCGAATAAAGCCCTTGATAACATTGGCGATAATGCACAAAAAACATCAGGGCAATTCAAAAAGCTTGATACGCAACTTAATGCTACCTCGAAAGTGATGTCTTCAGGGTTGAAGGGAAGCGTTCAGCAGGCAGGTTATCAGATCCAGGACTTCATCGTTCAGGTCCAAGGTGGTCAATCTGCATTGGTAGCATTTAGTCAGCAAGGGTCGCAGCTGGCTGGGGCATTCGGGCCGGGTGGTGCTATCGTCGGGGCGCTAATCGCGCTTGGAACTGTTGTTGCAGGGACTTTAATTTCTTCTCTTAATGGTGGCAAAAGTGCAATGGATGCGCTTAAAGATGCCGCCGAGAGGATGAATGATGTTATCTCTATTTCTACTCAGGGTATCGCTGCACTTTCTGACAAATACGCAAACCTTGCTAGAGTGAATGCTACCGCTGCAACATTACTCAGAAATCAGGCTGCGATTGAATACAATCAGGCAATTTCAAAGATACCTAAAGCCATCGGTGATGCCGCTGACTCCTTCCTTTCATTTGGCGATAAAGCTATTTCAGCTTTTGGTGGTGGTTATGCATCAATTGACGGATTCAACGATCGGCTTAAGTCGCTAAATATCACGACAGATGATTACAAATCTGCGATGAATCAGGCGTATGGCGCGGGACAGGCGTTCTCGGCAACAGCCAATAGCATCGGCAATACTGTCGGTGCCGTAGCCTCTAGATTGGGTATTTCTGAAGAGGCGGCGTTTGGTCTTACTAAGCAACTCGCCGATCTAAGCGATAACCCATCACCTCAGGCTCTGCAGACTTTAGCGTTAAGAATTGGCGATATGATTTCGTCATCAAAAAATGCCAAGCCGGAGTTAGTAGAGCTTTACAACAAGATAGTAGACCTTTCCACCGGAGCATCTCAGGCGGCCTTTAACTTTGAAATGTTGAAGAAGTCCACTGATAACCTAACCGCCGGGCAAAAAAGCTTAATTCAGCAGTCCGAGAGGAATCTGGCGCTCTCTAAACTACAAGGTGCCGCAAGGGCAAAATTAGCGGCTCAATATGCAGCTGAGGACGCGGGATTCTCGAAAGACGATCCGCACACCAAGCGAATGATGGATGATGCTGCCGCGACTTACACCAATCTCGATTCGCATAAGAAGCTGACAGCGGAGCAGAAGAAAGGTGAGAGTCAGGCAGAGAGAAATGCAAAAGTTGTCGAAGAGTACAGCCAGAAAGCAAAATTGGCTGCCGATTCTACAAGCGAACTCTCGCGCGAACAGGCGATACTGGCAGCAAAACAGAAGTTAACGAATGCTACACCGCAGCAGGTTGCTCAAGTTGAACGTGATGCAGCGGCGGCATGGGATACGGCCAATGCTCTCAAAGCCCAAGCCGCCGCTCAAAAGCTCCTCCCTGAAACAAGAGAGAACGCCTCTTATCAGCAGGATATGAAGGATCTGAAAACTGCTCTTGATGGGAAGAGGATTACCCAGCAACAGTACGATCAAACCAGTGAGCAACTGGAGGCTCAGCATCAGGCCAACCTTGCCAAAATACGCTCACAGCAGGTGGTTAACCCCACTCAGCAGGCACTTGCCGAAGTTGATCCGGTGCAGCAGCTGACCAACCAGCACGCGCAGGAGCTGGCGCTGATTCAGCAGTTTGAGCAGGAAGGGGTTCTCGCTCATGAGAATGCATTGGCGCTGAAAAATGCCGCTGACCGGCAGTATGAGCAGCAGCGGATCGCAGCTCAATGGGAAATCCTGAGCCAGCAAAGCCTCGGCTATAACATGCTGACGAGTGCGGTGGATGCATTTAGCGGGAATGCCTCAAACGCCATTACTGGGCTACTCACTGGCACAATGTCGGCGCAGGAGGCAATGCGATCGCTCGGCAACACCATCCTGAACAGCGTGATCAACAGCATTGTTCAGGTTGGCGTCGAAGCGCTGAAAAACTACATCCTCGGTCAGACGCTCGGTGCCGCATCGGTGGCGACATCAGTCGGACTGGCGGCAACTACCGCTTCCGCCTGGGCTCCGGCTGCCGCGATGGCATCGCTCGCCTCGTTCGGTGCTAACGCTGGCCCGGCTGCAGCGGGTATCAGTTCGACAGTTGGGCTTGCCAGCGGACTTGCGCTTGCCGGCGCTCGCTACAACGGCGGCCCGGTATCAGCCGGCGGACTGTATCAGGTCGGCGAGAAAGGGAAGCCAGAGATTTACCAGGCCAGCACCGGCAAGCAGTACATGATCCCTGGCGATAACGGGAAGGTCATCAGCAATAAGGATATGCAGTCAGGAGGAGGGATCAGCGTGCAGGTGAACGTCATCAACCAGTCTACCGGCGCCACCGTCCAGAGTGCCGACGGCTACATGCAGGACGGTAGCGCAGTGGTGGACTTGCTGATCACCGACATGGAAAGAGGTGGCCCGGTATCCTCTCAGATGCAGCAGACATTTGGACTAAGCCGCAAAGCGCAAGCCACTTACTAAACCAAACCCGCTCCGGCGGGTTTTTTTATGCCCGGAGGAAACGTGGCAACAGTTCAATACCCTCCGTTCCTGCCGCTTCCCCAGCGCGCCGATCAGAACATGACGCAGGATACAGCCTGGCAGACGACGCAGACGGCGGTCGGTCCATTGATAATCACGCCGATTACCACGGACCTGAAAGCGACTTGGACGCTGCAATGGATTTTCACGCTGGCCCAGGCTGAGCGCTTTAAGTCGTGGCTTCGATCGCCGACATACTGCGACCGCGGGCGCGCCTGGTTCCAGATGCCGATCGACCTGGGTGATACGCAGGGCGTGCAGCAGCAGACGCTGCATTTCGTCGATATGCCGGTGCAGACCAGCAAAAACGGCAACATTGTCACCTGGACCGCAACGGTTATCAGCAACGGTATCGAGGACATTACCGAGGACTACGACGACTGGATTGTTGTGGCCCAGCCTGGCTATGGATACTGGCTGGATTACCTGATCACCGAAGTGATGCCGAGGGCAGACTGATGCCAACATTACGAGAATGGAAAGAGCGGCGGCCGGCCAGCGATATCAAACAGACGGTAGAGTTTTATCACCCTGCGTTTGGTTATTACCGGGTGGTCAATAACCTGTTCCGTCCGGGGACGTTTGGCGGGAACTCGTTCGAGCCTGCGCGGTTCAGCGTGACCGAGCCGGCGCAGGACGGGACGGCGGTCATATCCATGACGATCACTTTTGTCGCCGCGACGGAACATGTACGGCAGACACTGAAAAGCTGGCGCGGGGCGGCGCGCATGACGCCGATAAAGTGCCTGTATCAGCAGTGGAACGCGATCGGTGACACGGCGTCATTGAAAGACTGGACGCTTTACGTGAACGACATTTCAGCCGATGCCAGCAACGTCACCGTGACCGCTGGCAAGACCAATCCGCTGACGCTGGCCAACTCCATCATTTACACCACGAAAGACTATCCCGGACTGATCACCGTATGACACAGAGCGACTTTATCGGGCTTGTTAACGGCAAGCCCTGGGCTAACCGCGCCTGCAGTTTTGAGCAGCTGGATTGCTGGGGACTGGTGGTTCTCTATTACCGGCATGTGCTCGGCCTGGAGCTGCATCACATCGCTGGCTACGAATCGGGCGCGGATTTCATCACCTGCTACGAACAGGAACACGCCCACTGGCGGCGTGTGCCGGTGGCGGCAACCGGCTGCATCGCCGTTTTTTACCGCGGTGATGTGCCGGCGCATATCGGTGTGATGATCAGCCCAGTGAAATGCCTGCACGCCCGCGGGGAGTTTGGTTTCGTGCGCTGCGATAGCCCGCTGGCATTACTGAAGGTTTACAGCAAAGTGGAGTACATGGTGCATGGTTCGATATGAATTACAGAGGTTGCCAGGCGCGCCGCTGCAGCGGGGAACGGTAGACGCCGGCACCACGCTGGTGAGCCTGCTGGATTCTCTGCAGCTGCACCGCGATGTTGTCGTGAAGCTGAATGGCCGTGCGCTTCCTGATGACTACGATATCAGCCGGCCACTGCGATCCGGTGATGTGGTTGCTGTGTTCGACCAGCCAGAGGGCGGGGTGGGAAAGCTCATCACCACGATATTGCGTCCGGTCACGAAAATCCTCTCCGGCGCGCTGAAGGTGTTCGGCCTGTCAAATAAGCCCAGCGCGTCAGTATCGGTGGCGACAGGCGAATCCCCCAATAATGACCTGACCGGCCAGACGAACCGCGCGCGACTCTACAAGGGGCGCCCGAACATTTACGGCCAGTGCCGCGTCTTTCCTGACCTGATTCAGGAGGCGCTGTTCGAGTTTGTCGACAATAACAAACAGCTTACGGAGTGGTTCGAGGTAGGTTATGGCCGGTACACCATTTCCTCGATCCGCTACTCGGAATCGAACCTCGGCAGCCTGGCGGGTGCCAGTTCAGCGATTTACAACCCGGGTGACGTTATCGGCACTATTGAAGTCGGGTATCAGTTCGATGATGTGGATAACGAGACTGTACCGGGCCTGAACGAAAGCGAGGATTTCCCGGCTCAGACCGCCTCAACGACTGCGCCGACCTCAGTAGCTATAGAGAGTAATCAGCTTAAGGCTGTAGTGCTGTCGAACGATGATAACTTTTCCTATTTTGCTGCGTTGGCGGTACCGCACCCGGTTACTTTCGTTATCAATGCCACATGGAACGACGGCGGCACAAGCGTCACGCGAAACGTCACTGGCGCAGGAAATATCATTTCTTCGGAGAGCATTATCGGCGACGACACGCTGTCGTACACGACGTTCTATATCGGCGAGCTGTCGGGTGAAATTACGTCGCTGCCGGGAAACGCGGTTATCAACACGACGCTGTTCACTCTGAATGACCAGACTCCGCTTGTTATCGGTCCGTCAGTGTCGCCAATCGTCTCCACTCAGGTATGGGTGCATGTGCTTGTTCAGCTCGGCGCGACGGCCGGCACAACGCAATACCGGATTAAATTCTGGAAGGTTGATGACGACAACAACCAGGTGCCGGGGACCTCAGAACAGTACGATTATTTCTTCGACAACGATTTTCAAGTGACCACACGTTACTTCCGAACGACGCATAAATTCACTCCGGCTGCCGGGTCCGGGCGCTATGCGGTGACCATCGAGCGCCTCGATAACAGCAACGATGCCAACGTCGTAACGTTAATGGCGATCCATGCGGTGAACGTGCGGGAAAACGTCGTTTATCCTGAGGACACGATTGCACGCATCACGATTAAGGGGGCTAACGACAGCAACAGCAACAGAGAGCAGAAGTACAACATGCTGGCGCAGCGTCACACCATCAGCTACGACCGGGGAACCGGCGCGGTCGATTATACGCTGCGGCCGAGTCGTTCGTTTGCCGACGCTATCCTGCACGAGTGGGTTGTCGTAAGTAAGCAGGACGTAGCCAGTATTGACGTCGCGGCTCTGTATGCCATTGCCGATTCGCTGCCGGATGCCCAGTTTGGGTATTTCGATTACACATTCTCGGATGAGAAACAGCCGCTGGGTGAGCGCATAGCGACGATCGCCAATGTTGCCCGCGTTGACGGCAACAATATCGGCGATGTGCTGACGTTCTGGCGTGATGAGAAAGTGACAAATCCGGATGCGGTTTTTGCGCGCTCAAACATGTTCTGGGACGAGTACAAAATGGCATGGCAAATGTCTCTTCCCGGTGGTTACGACGGCGTGGCGCTGGATTACGTCGACCCGCTGACTAATAAGAAGGCGTACATCTATCTGCAGATCGACAGCAGCGGCATCACTGAGGTTGAGGATGCCACTGTTAACGCGATGCAGATCAGCCTGGACGGCTGCCGGAACGCCACTCAGGCAAACGACAGGGCCTGGCTTGAGGCGAGGAAAATCCTCTACTCACGCCTGACCATGACGGTGAAAGTGCTGGAGTCGACTCAGGTGGTGCGCGGTACGGTTGTTCAGTGTCCGGACATGTACGACAACGCGCAGCAGACTGGATACATCACCGGGCGCTCCGGTGACGTGTTTTCGACCTCGGAGCGTCTCGACTTCTCACTCGGTGATATGTGGGTGGTGATGACCGACAGCCTCGGCAATTACCGCGGGCGCTGGCGGGCCTATCCGGTAAACGGCAATGCCAAGGCATTCCAGGCTGCAGCCGATACCTTCGATCTGAACATTTATGACCGAGTAAATGCGCAAAACCCCAGCCGGTATTTCATCGCTACCGACTCGGAACTGAACTCCACAATCTGGCGCGTCGACAGCGCCAAACCCAACGGTGACGATACCCAAACCCTCTCACTCACTGAGTATTCAGACTCTATTTATCCGTAACACACAGCAGTAATTACCAACCTTCGCGCACACCATCAGATTCACTTCTGAGGGTTTCGTGCGCCTTTTATAGGGCGACATGTACAATGGCAGAAGTACCGTTACCAATTCCCACAGATAACGCTGTTCCGAGCACGGATATCCGGGATGCAGTTTATGCCGGCGCCATGCTGGATAAGGTTGTTACCAGCACCGAACTGAAATACACCGATCGCATGGGAGGTGAGCACTACACCGTAGATGGAATGAAGGCTGAAGGGGACAAGGTTGTCGAAGAGACCAGACAGAACCTGATCCCTCTAAGCCGCCAGTACATGACCCTTGCGGCAGCTCAGGCTGATATAGCGAACATTCCCGAAGGGAGCACTACTTATTATCGCAGCCCTGACGATAGTGCACTTGCTATTGAAGTAATTAATAACGGTGGGATTCTGGAGCCGACCGGGCGCCAGATGCCATCTCAGCAGGCTATTGAGCAAGTTAAGCTGTTAATTAATTATGATTCAGTTGATATCCTACAGAGCGCCTATGATGAGGAGGGTAATGTTTACCTTCTTCTCGATGAATTTGGTGAGCTCTTTATAGCGAGTCTCGGCCCTGTTTCAGTTCAGGAAAAGTTCAGAAAGCTCGATGCGCTGATCCATAAAGACCGCGCTGCTAATCTGCATGAGTTCACGGACAAAAATGCTAACGTCCCAGCTTTTATAGATGAACTTGGTGATTTGTACATTACTGGTCTTGGAGCTTTCTCAGTAGCGCAAAAAATTAGAGCCATCGAGTCTTCGATTGTTAATACCGACGATGTAGAGCTATCCCACCAGTACGATTTCAACGGGCGTCTGATTTCCTTTCAGGATGCCTTTGGGGAGGTGTTTATCCCCGGTCTTGATAAATCAGTTCAGGAGTCGATAAAGGGGATCAGGGAGAACTACCAGCGTGACGGTGCGCCACAGATTCGCCGCCTGACGGATGCACAGAACCGGGCGCTTGAATTTACTGATGAAGATGGAAGTTATTATCTGAAGGGGCTTGGTGGGAAATCGCTGGAGGAGCATTTTAACTCGCTGAAAAAGCGCGTTAACACACTGTATAAGGCGAAAGCGATTTTTGATGCCTGGCTGGACTTTGGTATTGACTGGAACGGTAACGAATCCATCTCCCTGCAGCTGCAGACCGCAGTCAACTATGTGAGCAAGCTGCCACATGGTGGAGAAATCGTTTTGCGCCCTGGTGTGTATCGCCTGCATACCTATATCACCGCAAAACCTAACGTGACGATCCGCTGCGTTCCAGGCGCGGTATTCATGCCGATGCTGGCGAATGCCGCGTTTTATTACCGTTCGCCGCAGGAAATCTACCTCGAAAACTTTAACCTGATTGATGTCGAGATTGACGGGTCAGAACAGCACTCACCGTCTTATGACGTGGGGGCGAAAGGTACGTATCTGCAGTATTTCCGGCAGTGTATGTTCCTGCGCTGTAACGTTCACGACACCGGGGCCACTGGTATCGGTAATGATTATCCTGACAGGTCTTTTGTTCTGGACTGCCAGACGGATAACTGCGGACGCCTGGCACCAGACGGCAGCGGTGGTGCTTCCGGGATCGGGATCGGCCTGGGCGCCATGCAGGACGAGCCCTTGATAGTGGCGCGCACCATTAACCGCAACAGCAAAAACTTCGGCATTTTCTTTGAGCAGCAGCGCCTGTCAGGGCCAGGGCAACCCTACGTTTCCCGGCAGATTATCGTGTCCGATGCCGTGTGTACCGGAAACGGGAATGGCTTCGGCGACTGTGGCGCATCCGGACTGGTGGTGGTCAACGGCCAGTTCAATGACAACCTCAAAACCGGTATCAGCATTGACGCAGGGACACTGGCTAACAACGGTATCGCTCCCCGCCCGGGTAAGAACGGGCTGATGCTGAACTGTCAGGCTGAGCGTAACGGGGTGACCGGGCTCCATTATGACTCGACCAAAATACAGGCCGATGGCGGCTATTCATTCTCCGACATGCACATCAACGATAACGCCCAGGATGCGATTTTAATCGAGGCTGGCACTAACACCCTGGCGGATGTTCGCTTTGACAATATGGACATCAAAAATAACGGTCGTTATCCGGTGAATGTTGCCAGCGGCACCTTTACCGACCTCGACTTCACGAATCTCCGCATGCTGCGAAATGGCGGCGATGCCGCGTTTAAGCTGGACGGCAATATCACGCGGGGCACGATTCATGATTGTAAGCTTCGCTCACAGAATGGCGCCGCAGCAATTACCGGCGGAGGTAATATCAGCAATTTCGACATTGCCGAAAACCAGTACACCGATACCAACAGCAACCCCATCAATCTTACCGGCACACTGACTAATGTCACTTATGGCCGCAACCCAGGACTGGAGTAATTATGTCTTTAAAAACCGTATCCAATATGATTTATCAGGGTGATATCGCTGACCTGCCGCCGCTGACGGCTCCGATGCCGCGAGGAGGCGTATACTATGCCGACCTGGTGAACAGCCTCTTTGTCAGCAAGCCGGATTCGAATTTCTCGAAGAACCGTAATTACGCCACGGCCATTTCTTTCACCCGTACCACGCTGGCATCCTTCATCAGTGCCGCAGGGAATCTCGAATATGCTGCCATCAATACACCACGCATCGATCGCCATCCGGCAACCAGAAAGATACTGGGTATGCGGGTGGAGAACTCGTCCACGAACTATGCACTGAATGCACTTGATCAGACTGCGTCCAATTATACAGCCTCCGGGCTTAGCGTTTCAGCACCGTCAAACGGATGGTGCACTCTTACCGAAAGTTCAGCAAATGAAGTGCATGTGCTGATGGATAATCAAAGCACTATCGACGCTGCGCTATATAACGCTGTATCCGTATTTGCAAAGGCTGGTACCGCTCAATACCTGCAAATTCAGGTTTTAGGCGCCGGGGCTCAGGCGTTCGCGAACTTTGATGTGCGCAATCAGAAGGTAACAAAAATGGGCCGTCTCGCTGTACGGGCCAACATCTTTCAGGGATTTAATGACAGTTTGCGATGCGTATTATGTGTTAAAGGGAGTGGTAATACTGTTGGGTCGGTGAAATACAGTCTGATTAACGATCCGTTAGCTGAGCCAGATGTCGCCTACGTCGGTACAGGGCGAACCATGCAGGTAAGCCAGCTGCAGATCGAGAAGAATACCTACCACTCCAGCTCAGCGTACTTTCCTGATGGCGCGGTCGGTGGCACTGCCAGCGCGAACCGCCAGGCAGACGCAGCCCGCCTGCTGGATATTCCTGCGGGCGTGAAATCAAACTTTTCGGTGTTTGTGAAGGGGGTAATGACACCCGCCCCACTAGGTAACGCCGGCGGTAATATCCTGTTCTCTCTGCTGAATAACACGGCGCTGAAATACGTTGGTTTCGGTCTGGGCGCAGCTGACAGCTCCAATGCGTTCCAGTCTCTTGCTGCGCACAATATTAACGCGGGTAGTACGCTGGCGGGCATTCCGTTTACTGGGAAAATGTTTTCACAGTATGGCGATTATGCGCTGATGATCACCCTGAACAACGGCGTTCTCAAGGTCTATTCCGGAATGACAGACACCCCGGAAACCCTGCTGACCGGATGTCCGGCATTTGATTACGTCATGCTGGGCAGAAACAGCTCGGTTTCTGGCTCTACTGTGTCAAACTCTGGCTTCTGGGGAGGCTGGCTGCAGAAAGCCATACTGTTCGATTCGGCGCTGAGTGACGCTGATATGATTGCGCAGTTTGATTTGCTCTCATAAAGGAAGCGCCAGGGAAGGCGCTTTCAAAAAAATGTTATTACGGAAAATATATTTTATGTTGATAATTTAGAGGCTAAGCAGGTTGATTTCATAAATTAATGAGCTTGTTTATATGGTTATCTGATTCTGTAATCATGCGCCCTATAAGATCATCATCAACTCTTGCCCAAAAAATATCCTTATCATGTCCTGCCCAGATATGTTGAGTTATAAGGTGAAATTCTAATATATTATCTTCTGAGTTAACTAACTTAAGCTGCCTTTGTTCATTGTTTTTAGTCAACGTTTGATAGAAGAAAATTATAAAGCATTTTTTTTCACCTGCTTGATATTTTTTTTGAAATTCCTTTAAGTGTTTTCTTGCATTCTCAAGGTTTGTATTGTTGCAAATTCTATGGTGATAAAGGAATACAAAATTTTGCTTTCCTTTTCCTTCAATCATTCTTTTAATGCGACGCTCAAAGGATAATCTGTGATCTACATTATCTATGGGGTTGTGGTGTGTGAACTCAAAGCCGTTCAAATGCAACTCGCTATAGTGTTGAGAGCTTATATTATACAGAGAGGATCTGACAACTGTATCATTGCCAACTTTGGCAAAATATAAATTATCTTTATCTAGCAAATGATTGTAGTTGTTATTTTCCATCTGGGTGGCATATTCAATATTTGATCTTCCTGAAGCATAAAGCGAACTATAACTTTTTTTATGATGCCTTTTTAAGATGTCATCAGGCAAACAGTTTTCTCCCAAAGAAAGCCAAATAACATTATTGTTTCTTTTAAGGGAGCACATTAATTCAGAGTAGTATGCCAGTAGCTTTTTTCTAATTTTTTTCATTAACATCATTAACCCTTAATTATTGACACGGAATTGTTACATCAGTGAGTTAATTTAGTAAAAAAAATTACAAATTTCAACAACAAATAACATTTTGGTAACAGGTGTGTCATTAGAGGCGGTCAGGAGTGCTAAGGACTATGGGGAGCACATCTGAGGGGGTTGCATTGGTTGCATTGTGTCGGCATTGTTTGCACTTGCTACACTGATATCATGTTTGTAATAACTGCAGCACTTTTTCTTGAATGTTATGAGCGCCCTGGCGGAGATGGAGCGCGAGTTAATAGTGGAGCGTACCCGCGCCGGTTTAGCCGCTGCCAGGGAGCAGGGGAGAGTCGGCGGACGCCGCCGGATAATGACAGAAGAATTGGTGGAGCGGTGCCGCAGAATGCTGGAGAACGGCGCAACCCGGCAGCAGGTAGCTGATGTGATAGGTGTAGACGTGAAAACAATCTACAAGTACCTCCCGGCGACTTGAAGACAAAGATTTCACTACTTTTCCTGATATGTTACGTTTGGCTTAATCAATTCATTCAGCTTTGAAAACAGTTTGGTTTGTTTGTGATGAGTAAGAAAACAATAAGTTTTAGAGATTTTCTAACTATTAACTATAACCTTATGCACATGTCCGATACATGGGCAGACTTGTGGGCGTTAATTTTTCACACAGGTTTAAGCGCTGGAAGGCTGCTGAGTATTCGATATGATGATATTGATGATGGCTTGATACTGATACGAAAACAGGGTCACCTGAAGGAGCTACGTGTTGAATCAACCCCTCCAGTGGAGGCGATGATTGCTCGTAGAAGAGAACGCTATCCAGAAGATGTTTATTTATTTCAGAGTCATTCTAACCGTGTGAAGTCCCATCGCCGGCCGGTCACTATAATTGCTTTCAACGCCGCTTTACGTCGCGCCGCTAGATCATTACCAGACGTTAACGTAAGCAGTAGTAGCGCGAGAAACATACCGGACTAAGCGCCTGTCCAGTAGCGTGTGGCCGATGTGACAGGCGTGGGGGTGAAGACTATTTACAAATATTTGCCAGTACAATACGGCGATAAAAAATCCCCTTGAGCAGGCACACTCAAGGGGAAAATAATACATAACATTATTGCTGTGTGCATCTTCGCACACGCCTATCTTCCAAGAAGACGCCCAAAGCTTCCAGATATTTCTGGTATGAGCAGTTAAAACATTGGGTCGGTAGCTGATGTGATAGGAGTGGGAGTGAAGACGATTTATAAATATTTTCCAGCCGGTTAAGTTTGCTTACCTGCGAACCGTATGCAAGAGATCGCAGGTGAACAATTTGCTATGAAGGCATTGCCATAGCTGAAAAATTTTAACCTCGCATTGTTCGCAAAACCATCAAACAGCTAAGGGCTGATAACACTTTAAGACTTACCTTACTCGTTACATCAATATGTTACGGAAATGACATAAATTGATAGCCAGAACCTATATTGATTCTCCTCTCGGATAAAACTACTTTGTGCGCAACCAGTATTGACCAGGAGGCTACCATGCTCCAGCACAAAATCAGGGAGGCGTTCTGCGCCTCTATCTCTCGCAACCCGAAAGGGTATCAGTACCTACGCACCAGTGACTTTGTCAACTCTCTGCGCCGGCGCGGCATCCACTTATCAGAGGTGGAAGCTAACTCCTGGACAGCGCGGGAACAAACGTATTTCGTCGATAAGACGCCTGACTATAGCGAAAACAGGCTGTGGATGATGGCAGGGATGGGGAGGGGCTCTGATGGTGCTAGTCAGGGTTGTTGGAGACTCCAATCCATAGTTTTATGACGCTTATGGTAAATAGTGCGAGGATGACAAATACAACGCTTGAGGTGATCAGAAGAGTAGTCATAGTGAGCCTTATTAATAGTGGTTATTATTCAGGCAGCTCATTTAGTGAATAGTTCAAAGTGTGTTGCACATAGGCCCACCCGGCAGCTAATGTATGCTGCTGCCTGGTGGGGGTAGTGACTCAGGCAGGAGATCACCGCGAATGATTATATAGACCGATCAACGCACAAACCAGTCGTCAGCCGTCTCCCAGGCGTCTTTAAGAGTGGTCTCGACAAATTCTTTGGCGATTTCCTTATCAGTCGCCTACGTGACGATCGGGCCGTTATTGCTGGCGCAGCTCCCGGCTCCGGTGGTGGTGGCGCGTATGACCTCGGGTTTACCAGCACGGCTTATACCGGCGGCGATGGCGCGGATGGCATCCTGATCCTGGAAGAATTCGCGTGACGGGTGTGTCGTAGTTGTGGCGTGACAGGAACGCACGATAAAGACAGGGATGTATTCAAACGACACGAAACGACACAAAACCGGATGCGAACGCGGAAAACATGTGTGATTACAGTGTATTATTTAACGCTCTACTTTCTTCTAAGCCGTAGGTCACAGGTTCGAATCCTGTAGGGCGTGCCATTCAATATCAGCTTCTTATCCTCTTGCTGCTTTTTCGTACCGGACACCATTTTCCCTATCCTGTAACCTGGCTGTGCTATTGCGGTTGAAAAACATATTTCAACTACACGTTAATACATTCGTTATTTTCCCCTGCCGTCTATTTTGCTGCGCAAAAGTCATTATCCTAAAAACGATCCTCATTCATTATTTCATGTTCACATACCGTAAGTTTCATGCTTAAATCCGCGCAACATATAATGGAATATGTTTTTGCACTGCACGTTAAGTAATAACGAGAACACGGATGAAATCTCTGTATTTGGCTCTGGGACTAATGACGCTGAGTCTGACCACCCACGCCGCTTTTTTATCGCCAGCCGATCGCGACAGCGTTGAGCAACAGCAGCAACAATTACTGCGTCAGAACCAGCAGCAACGTGAATCGCTGGAGCGCGCCACGCCAAGCCTTCACGCGGCGATGCCTGCGCAGGCTGAAGCCTCTGATGGTCCCTGTTTTTCTATCCATCGCATCGCGTTAGATGGCGCGACGCTTATTGATCCGCGTCAGCAGCAAAAAATAGTCCAGCCCTGGCTTGGGCAGTGCATGGATATTGCGCGTATTACTAAACTCGTAAATATTATTTCCGACTGGTATATCAGTCGGGGATATATTACCAGCCGCGCTTTTCTGACCGAGCAGGATTTACGTTCCGGGGTATTACATCTGACTATTCTTGAAGGAAAGCTCGAAAAAATCACCATGGAAGGGGCGGCTAAACGTGAGTTAACAATGGCGTTTCCAGGGCTGGAAGGCCATATTCTTAACCTGCGTGATATCGAACAGGGGATGGAGCAGATTAACCGCACGCGCGCGACGCCTGTGCAAATTGAAATCCAGCCGGGCGAAAAACCTGGCGGCTCCATCGTTAACCTGACGGCGACAGCGGAGCGCCCACTTTTGTTGTCGATGAGCGTCGACAACAGCGGCCAGAAGAGTACAGGTAACTCTGTTGTTGCTGGCTGGATAAACGTTGCAAGCATAGGGAATGGCTTATGGGGAACAGTGGGCTGGAATGCAGCCGGTGGCGCGCTAACCAATCAGATCAACGGTGACAATCCTTTAACAGGAGCAATTACTAATGGTCTGGGTTCTGCTGGCGGTTACTGGGGAGGCAAACTAATCTCTTCAGGCACAAATGCGGCTGGTAAATGGCTAACCGGCGGCTGGGATCCTAAGTTTAATCCTGACCTGCTGAAATATACCGAAATTAAAGGTCAACTGGGGATCTCTAAGGAGATGTTGCCTGGTAAGCTTCCAGGCAATATGGGTAATATTGGAGCTTCAGTAATATCAGAGGGAGGCGGTAAAGGAGCTGAACAGGTAATAAAAAAATAGGAGATAAAAATGAAAAATGATCTCCGAGTTAGATGTGTTCAGTCTCTATTTCTCTTAGCTGCTACGATTTTATTCATGATCGCATTATCTGTATGCGGAAAGATTTTTTTTTCGTTGTTACTGTGGCTGCTTGGCGATGGTTTTAATACAACTTGGCAAGATGTTTTGCACGGAGCAAAATTAGGACTTTATGGTGGAAGCATTGGAGGCATTGGACTCGCATTATTCCGCCTTTTTAAAGTAAAGGGATTTTAATCTATGTCGAAAAGATCCCAGCCTTTGTGGTTGGGATTGTTGTTGAGACTAACTCGCTGAGTCTGCCAAAAGGGATGACGGAAACCGGACAGGCAGCCACATCCTGGGTGAAGTATGCGCAGGACAACAATCTTTCGCCGGAGCAGGTACAGGCCGGGTTAAAGGATATCGTGCGCGGCGACTTGCCGGAAAGCGCGGATATTATCAAAGCTATTCTGAGTAACAGCCCGGGCTCGGATACGGTAATGGCGTTGCTGACAGCGGAAGAGGCGAAGGATTACGCGCTGGCTCTGCTGACGTCAATCCCGGCAGAAAAAGCGTTATCGTTAGTGGATAAAGCAGCCGGTATTATTGATAACACAATACTGATTAGAGCAGCGGAGAAGATCTCGACGGCTAAGCCGGGTAAACAATTTACAGCGCCGAGGGATTTGAATGAGCAAACGTTCTGGAAACAGGTTGAATCAAATCCTTCACAAGGTGGAAAGTTGCCGGATATGAATAATGATCCCAGATTTCCTACTCCTGCTGGATTCCAGAAAATGGAGGCGACGCATTATCTGCCTGGTGATAACCAGCCTGCGGTGCAATGACCACTACGACAACACGCAGAACAGCCTCAGTGGTGGCCTGGGCTACACCTTCGTCGCCGGGTCGTGGTCAGGGGAGCCTGATTGTCAGCCGCGACAAAATGACCAGTGATAACCAGAAGCAGGACGTAGCTGGCCTAAGCCGTGATGCGGAACACACCAGCGGCAGTTTAAGCCCAGTCTCCGACAAGGAGAAAGCGTAGCGGCGCCTGATATAAATCCAGGTGATCGGTGATTTTGCCGCTATCCCATTCTTTCAACATCTACAAACTGAGCGCTGATATACCTTACGTATTTGAAGGTATCGGATACTTCAGCTCGATCTGCGGCGCATCGCTTAGCCGCCGGCCAGATTTTGCCATCAGGTATCCGGCGATTTCTTCAGGCGTCAAATCGACATGAAGCATGTCTTTATCCTGAAACCATTCATCTGGCCAGTAGATAAGGTCGGATGGATTGGCATCAAAGTTTTTCTCCAGCACTCCCAGCGAGTAGCTTTGTTCAGATTCCTTACCTTCGGCCTGCCACACAAACTGGATGATCTGAATCAGCTCATCCCAGGTTAAATCCGCCACATATTTTTCTTGATTAAATGCCATCCGGGTGAAGTCTTTTGCACTGGTCCATGAAGAGAAGTCCCGGAAATCAGAGAATGCATATGGGTTAATGACCTGACTATTCCAGCTATCTATCAACATTTTCAATCCGGCATCTTCTTCCTTGGCCCCATTATCAATTTGCGACAGTATCTCTTCGGCCATGTCCGCTAGCTGTTGCAGTTTCTGGCGGTTTACTTTGGCTGGTTGCAGACGATCGGGTAATGGCATCGGGTTAGTCCTTGTAAAATTGAGCGTATTAGTGACAAGCTATGAGCCCATCCTGGTCAAACATTTATCCAAAGTCTATATACAATCAATCCCTCTTCTGACAACGATCGGCTCACGGTATAAGCATCAGCGACAGGTCCCGGACGTTCGTTACCCGCCGTCCGGGAAAGGTCTGCTTTTCAAGATGAAAAGATCATATCTGTTAGCCGACTTTCCCTGTGCAGAAGGCCGTTTATGGCCTGTTTCGGCGCACATCCAGTTGCGCCTTTCCCCGCCGAATAACCGCAATCTGATAACAAAAAGTTTAATTTTTTTCCCCGCCGCGCTGACTATAGTTAGGGCACTTTCACTTGCCCAATAAGGTCACGATTATGAAATTAGTTATCGCCTCCGTAATTTCCCTGCTCAGCTTCAGCGCGCTGGCGGCGCCAGAGGGGACGCTCAGCGTACACATTCTTAATCAGCAAACCGGGCTCCCTTCACCGGGGGTGCAGATTGAGCTGGATAAACAGCAGGGGGAGAGCTGGCAGCATATCGCCACCGGTAAAACGGATGCCGATGGGCGGATTAAATCGCTCTATCCGCAGGCGGAGAATATGGAGCCGGGGGTTTATAAAGTGACGTTTAAAACCGGTGACTATTTTAAAAGCCAAAACATGAATACGTTCTTCCCGGTGGTTCCGGTTATTTTCAATGTTACAAAGCAAAATCAAAAACTGCATATCCCGCTGCTGCTCAGTCAGTACGGATACTCTACCTACCGCGGCAGCTGATGACGCAAGCTGCTATCCAGCCAACGCCTGCGTCTCTCCCGCAGGCGTCACGCTTTCCTCGCACCACGATGTCCACGCCTAACGCTCGGTCTCTTTCTCTTTAAAGTGTTTAACAGCTTCGTCGTACATCGCCAGCAGGCCGGAAATTTCGCCTTCATATTGCGGCACGCGCTGGGCGCGAACGAGCTCAATCAGCAGCGCATAGGCTGCTTCTTCCGGGGCCGCATGTGGATTGATCAGTCCAGACAT